ATAAAACGCACCGCGCCCGAGAGAATCTGCTCATCAAAGCCCTGGGTCAGATCAAAGCGCAACTTGTCACCGGTAACCTGTTTAACTCCAGCACTTACGCCTGAAGTATCCCGGTATTTCACGCTGATACTGGTCGCCCGGTATGCCGCGAGCTGCACTACTTCTTCCTTAATTTGAGAAGTGGCGGGTAAATAAAATGACATATTTATGCTGCTCCATAAACCGCAATTGGTATATAGGATTTGGTGAAAACCGAGCTGGTCGCTTCAGGAATAATTTCTACCGCACCTGTTGCATAGGTAATGGTGCCCTGTACCTTGCCCTGACTATTGACCAGATTACCAACCTCTGCATTCACTGGAATATCAGTTAGAACCACCGTACCGATTACTGACCCGATTTGATCAGCAACCGGTACACTTAACTCAACACTATTGGGTTGTATTGCAGCACCGGAACCAATGGTAAATTTCAGCTTTTGATCAGCTGGCATGATATTTTCAACAGTCTGATCAAGCGGTACGCCATAGCTATAGTTGATGGTGAAGACCGTATTTTTCTGCGGCAGTTTATTTGGGACCAGGCGGCCTTGACCGGTAGCATAGTTAAAGGTACCGGTGGCATCGCCACTAAATTGGCCCAGCGTATTCGTGGTTGCGGTTTTCTGTTCGCCTTCCAGCAGCCATTTTACTGTCACGCTGCCTGAGGCTATTCCTGCCTGCTGTAAATCGAACTCGAATGCTGCCGGTTCAACCGCAAGACCTGAGCGTATAAACGTAGCCAGCGGTGTACCCCATAACAGTAAAATTGGTGTATTCACATCCGGTAAAGCACCCGTCGTAATAGACCAGGAGCCGGTTTCATAATTGATATTGCCTGAACCAAACGAAGCACTCGAGCCAGACAACCGCCCCGAACCATCATCTTTCAGTTCATAAAACTTGCCCTGTGACATATAAGAAACTGAAAGGCTGCCCGGGGCAGGTGGTGGTACCAGCACACCGGTCCAGTTGGCACTCTGGTTCTGCTGGGTCACTGGCCGGGTTTCAGACTGGAAGTACTGGTTGGGTGCTGAAGCCGGCTTAAAGGTCATGCTTAAGTTTGCAGATCCTGCACCTGCAGCTTGTGTCCACTGGATCAGCCCGCGCTGGTAATCAATTGTTCCAACCTGGGTACCAGAAGTGTTTTTAAGCAGTCCGCCCTGATCAGTGATCTGCTGGCCAAATAGGTTAAACGAGACACTCGATGGCATGACAGATGAGCCGATATATAGGTTCTGAGCGGTACCAATGGTGGTCGAGTAAGTTGCAGTAATAGCAGCAGTGTTACCCGGTACCAGCACCATACTTTCCCCGGCTGCGTTTACATCCACAATTGGTGTTTCAGTCTGGGCAGATGGGACCAGCTGGGCAAAGATACTTTCCGCATTTACAGCAAACTCACCGACTTTTGCAGCAGACTTGAGATTGCTGGATGCATAGTATTTACCGGTATCAGCTACGATGGTATCCCGTAAAATCGTTTGAGACTTATCTCCGTTGTACCATTGTCTTGCAGAGAGCCCGACATAATCCTGATCGAGTGGATCATTAATACTGTAGGTGGCAATTTTATATTCAATTTCCTTTCCATCGATGACCATCTTGGCAATACGGGTCTCAACTTTGGTGATGCGAACATATTGCTCATGCTGCAGAGCCTGGCCTTCTTTTGAGACCAGTACCAGCGTACTGCCCACCGAGCTTTCGACTTCACTCAGAAACATCGCCACCTGCAGGGTTTTCATACCGGCATAATGCGTATCCAAGGGGCTCCCTGCTGCCTGCCCACCCTTGGCCAGATAGTTTTCAATCCGGTTCTGAGCAGATTTGCGCTCATCAATCCACGACTTTGTACTAAACAGCAAAGCTGAGACATTCGGGTCTTTCGGGTTTTCCGAGATAAAAACCGTAGCGCCCATAAGCAGGTCTGTATCATTCGTTGTCACGGCGGGAAACAGTTTACGCAGTGACACATCCCCCATGGTGCGGTCCAGTTCACTCACATCATTAAACAGGTTATTGCTCTGGCCGTCTTCAATGATCTGGCCAGAGTACTTGCCGCCACCATCTTCTGTATCGCTCAGGCGCTCGGACTTATAGAGCACCAGATTTTTAGTTTCAATTGCCACTGGATAGTTCCCCTACTTCAATAAAACGTAAAGTCACGTTGTAATAGTCATCGTCAGATACAGATGGAATTCCCTTCACTGGAGCAGCTTCCAAAGCCCCGGCTTCATGGTTAAAAATCACATGAAATTCACGTCTGTCGTGCTGATACTCAAAAGCCAGAATGAATTGTTCAGATAAAGCAGACCAGGCTTGAACCGTGCGTAAATCACGGCGTTTGATCCAACCCATCGTGTTATCTGCCGGTTCCAGCACAATTGAACGACCTGCTTTTTTACGGCCCTCCTGGATAATTAGAGAACCATCAATAGCCCGACTCTGTTTCTGCTCGATGGGCTTCCATTCAAATTCATCAGACCATAAAAAACCGTCCTCAAGCGGGACGGTTTCTGATGTAGACACTCGTATTAATTTCATTAGCTACTCTTTTTTATCCTTTCCAGTTCAGTCAGGAAATCATTAAAACTGCCCTGATTAGCCTCATCCACAGGGACATTAATTGTGCGGCCATTAATAGAGATCTGGTTGATGACAGTACGTGAAGGCTCTGCAGTTGGAGTGCTGGTTTTAGGATAGCTCACGTCCGGAGCCAGATTGTTTACATTAACTCTGGAACCAGTACTGCCCGACTTGCCTGCATACTCTTCCAGCTTTTCCAGCTGCTCGGCAATGAACA